ATGCTTTGGGTACTGCATACTTTAAAGGTGGAGTAACAGGAATTAATGAAGGTGGAAGAGATGAAACTGCAATTTTACCTGCTGGAACTCAAATCCTAAGTCATGAAGAAGGTAAATCACTTCAAAAGAATAATGTTGAAAAACAAGTAATTATAAAAGAAGTTGAAAGTAAGAAAAGTTCAGATAAAAAGATAGAATTACATATTCATATTGCTGGTAATTTTATAGGCGAAAAAGAACATATGGAAAAATATGGAGAGTACACAGCACAAAAAATATTAGCAACACTAGGTAATATGTAAGGAAGGAGGGAGAAAGATATGTATATAATTTTTATAGCAGAAGAAAATGGAATACAATTAGAAATAGCCAATATACCTATTGTTCAAGCAATAGAGCCTATTAATTGCGAAACTGGAGATGAAGAATTTACAACAATTAATGGCACAACTCTTAATTTGATCGGTGGTAAAGGGCTTAGAAATTTCTCATTTTCTTCTTTTTTCCCTTCAAAAAGATATAGTTTTGTGAGCCTTTTTAATTTCCAACCACCAAAATATTATATAAATTTTTTTGAAAAGTACAGAGATGCTAGAATTCCGCTAAGAATCATAATCGTAGATGGATACAAAGTAGTGCTAAATATGCTATGTAGATACAATTTTACTTACACTCTAAGAGATAGAGCAGGAGATGTACCATTTACTTTAGACATTAAAGAATATATTTTACCAAATATTCAAGGTGATAAAAATGTATAAAGTAATGATAAAAGATATAGATGTAACAGACTACATTTCTGACTTAAATTGGAGAGATACAGTAGATACTTTGGGAGTTGAAGTAGATCTTACTTTAGCTGTTAACAGACATGATAAAAGTTTTGAATTTTTATACAACATTACTTTGGGAGATCCAATACAGATTATAAACTCTGCTGGAGAAACTTTAATCCAAGCAATTATAGTTACAGAGTCGCCAAACGGCAAAACTACGAACTTTACAGCATATGATATGGCTTGGTATCTAAATAAATCTACCATCATAAAACAATTTAAAAAAATGGTAGGAAATGATTGTGTCAAGGCACTTTGTGAAGAAATTGGAATTAAAGTGGAGGTAAGCGGACTAGACACAAAGATAGATAAAATCTATAAAGATAAGACTGTTTCTGATGTAATTTACGATATTATAGAGCAATGCTCACAATTTAATTCTAAGAAATTTTTTATAGAATATGATAAAGAAAAACTGATAATATCGCCTTTTAAAAAGATAAAAGTAAATGGACAATTTGAGATGCACAAAGAAAATTTTATTAATATAAGTGATAATATCGGAAGTATAGCACTTACAAAATCTATTGTGGATATGAAAAATAGCGTACTTGTAATTACAGAAAATAAAGGTGCTGTAAGAACTGTTGGAAAAGAGCAGGATAGTAAAAGTATTGAAAAATACGGAATGTTACAAGAGGTCGTAATTCTAGATGAAAAGGAACACAATAAAGCGAATTTGGTAGCTAAAAATGAATTAAAAAAATTAAATAGAATTACAGAAGATTTTACTATCGATGTTTTGGGCGATGACAAAGTTAAGAGTGGGAGAGTTATAGACTTAAATATCCCACTTTTTAAATTATTTGGAGAGTATGTAATTAAAGAGAGTACACACACTATATCTAACAATATACATAGAGCAACTTTAAAGCTGGAGGCATATAAAGATGAGTAGAGAAAAGAAAAGTTGGGATATTGCACTTGCAGAAAAGTTTAAAGAGAGAGATAATCCATCTCCCATCGGTGCAGTGCTAGGTAAGATTTTAAGCCCACTACCAAATATTTCTATCGAACTTTTAAATGGATATGGGGTTATAGATGCTGATAAAATCTATCTTTCAAATGCTATTACAAACAGGCTAGAAATCGAATGTACAATGAAAGACTTTGAAAGTCAAGGGAATAAGGCTAGTGATTGTACTATCACAAATCTTAGCACAGAAGGGACTGGAGACGATAGTGGGGGAGATAAAAATTTATCTTTGAGTGGACACACTGGGAGTTACACTGCATCTACTGCAAAAAAAGAAAATAAAATAAAAGGTAAATTTATACTACAAACAGTCTTTAATTTAAAAGAAGGAATGTATGTACTTGTAATTCCGAATGTTGCGGAAGATAAATTCTTTGTTGTAGATGTATTCAACTATGCACCGGAGGTGAGTTTAGAGTGGCAATATTACCAAAAATAAATTTTATAGATTATTCTACAAATAATACAACTGTAGATAAAATCACAAACGGAAAGACTTTTTTAATAGATTTTCAAAAAAAAAGAATGCTAAGAAGCAACGGAAAATTGATTAAAACTGATGATGAAAGAGCCGTTAGAATGTGGTTAGAAAAAGTTTTATTAACAGAAAAATTTAAATGGAATATCTACAAAGAAAACGGATTAAATCAATATGGAATGAGATATAAAGCCATGTTGCTAGGGCAAAGATTCCCAACTCCTGTGCTTTACAGTGAATTCGAGAGAGAATTAATAGAGACTGTAGCAAAAAATAAACAGATAAAAGAAATAAAAAATATAGAAATTAACTTAGATAGACACACATTAAAAACTAGATTTGATGTAGTGTTGCAAGATTTTAAAACTTTTGAGTGGGAGGGCTATCTATGATTATAAAGAAAGAATGGAAAGAAATTTTAAGAGATATGCTTTCTAATGTGAATGAGGAGTACGATAAAGGCGAGGGAGGGCTATTTTACGATAATCTAGCTCCAGTCGCAATAGAATTTGAAGAACTTAGAAAAGTACTAGACTACATATTTTTAAACTCTTTTGCTGAAACTGCACAAGGTGAGTATTTAGATAATATTACAAAAGAGGTTGGAGTATATAGAAAACAAGCTACAAAATCTAAAGGTACTGTTATCATAAAAGGAACACCAAACACTGTAATAGAGGTAGGGACAAAGGTTGCTAGTGATACGTATATCTATATAACTACAGAAGAAAAAGTAATTGGAGCATCTGGAAGTGTAGGAGTACCGATAGAGAGTGAAAACACTGGTAAATTATATAATTTACCAAAAAATACTATAAATAAATTTCCTATCACAATTCCGAATTTAAACGAAGTTAATAACTTAAAAGAAACTGTAGATGGTTATGATGGAGAAACTGATGATGAATTGAGAGAAAGATATTACTTTAAAGTAAGAGAGCCAGTAACTAGTGGAAATATCTATCATTATAAAAAGTGGGCAATGGAAGTTGAGGGTGTTGGTGGAGTTAAAGTATTTCCTTTGTGGAACGGAAATGGGACAGTTAAGATAGTAGTGGTAAATTCGGATATTGGAGAAGCAGATGCAACTTTACTAAAAAGAGTCAGAGATTATCTCGAAGAAGTAAGACCAATAGGGGCTACAGTTACAGTAAATAGTGCAGTTGGTAAAGCTATAACTTTGAGTGGAAAGGTTAAAATTTCTAAAAATGTAAAGTTTGATGAAATTGAAACAGAGATAAAATCTAACATTAAAGAATATTTTAGAAAAGTTGGATTTAAACAAGACTACGTTAGTTATGCACAAATCGGAAATATTATCTTAAACGTGCAAGGAGTAGTCGATTACGACAATTTACTTTTAAATAATAAATCTATAAATGTGCAATTAACAGCAGAAGAAATTCCGAAACTATCTACAGTTACACTTACGAAAGAGGCGGTATAGTGGAAAATGAGAGACTTTTAAGACATATGCCAAAATATTACAGAGGCATTTTAGAAATTGAAACACTCCAAAAGGCTATAAATGATGAGTTGGAAGTTATAGATAGTATTTCTAAAGATGTACTAGACCAATTTTTTATATATACAGCTACTTGGAGTTTACCAATATGGGAAAAAATCTTTGGTTTAAGTGTGGGAGATAAAACTAGTAATATCCAAGAACGTAGGGAAAATCTTATATCTAAGCTTAGAAGTTATGGAACTACTACAAAAGAAATGATTGCTAGAGTGGCAAAAGCTTACACAGATGGAGAAATTGAAGTTATAGAGGATAATGCTAATTATAGTTTTAAAATTAAATTTACATCTATAGTTGGGATCCCACAAAATTTAGAAAACTTTAAAGCTGTTGTAAATGTAATAAAACCTGCCCATTTAAATTTTAGTGTAGAATTTAGATATAACACACATAATCAAGTTGCATATTTAATACACAATAATTTAAAGACTAAAACACACAAAGATTTATATGATGCAAGACTATACGAAGATGCAGATGTAGTAGGGAAATACCACAAGCATAATGAATTAAACTTACTAAAAAATGATGATTTAAAGACTATTAAAAACCAAGAAATTTATGATGGAAGGAGATAAAAATGGCAGAATATACTAAATATCTAAGATTGATGAAACCGCAAGGAAATGAGTATTACAATGTAGAAAATTTTAATCATAATGCAGAGTTGATTGATAAAGAGACAGAGAAATTAAATAATGCTGTTACTAAAATACAAGAAGGAGCAACAAAAGAAAAAGCTGGAATAGTGCAGTTTGGAACAGAAGAGGGTAAGGCTCTTGAGGGTATGATGCTTGCTAGACTTGCTGGGTGTGTTGGATATGGTGGAGACATTCAAACAGCTGGAACTAAAGATATTAATTATATCTATTACGACAGAAACACTAGAAAAATGTACAAATGTTTAAATCAGAATTCTGATGTGTCGGCTAATGTTGCTAATTTTATCCCACTAGACAATAACTCGCTTTTGGATAGATTGGAAAATCTAATCAATTTAAATAAAGGTGATGGAGATTTTGA